TAATATTAAATTAGATATGATAGTCTAATTGCAGAACCTCAAACTGCATTATACAAAACTATATATAGTAATATATTTTTATATATAATTATATATGGTTATATGTTTAAATATGAGGGTATTTATAAATCTAATTATCAACAAATAAATCCACATCTACCAAAAGATGAATGTGATAGATTATTTAATAATGATTTAATCTATGGATGTGGAAAACCACTACAAATAATAGTAAATGATAATAATGATTATGAAGTAATTATTTGTGATTATATATAAAAAAATTGAAAAAATTTTAATTAAAAATTATATTTTATTATTAACAAAATGAATAATACAGATGATAATTGGAATATTGTTGTTAAAAAAAATAAAGAAGATAATAAAAAACCAAATAAATATTTAAGAACAAGTAATAGTAATATTACTAAAAAAGATACTACTTTAACAACAAAAGAAAAACAAATTATTGAAAATGACAAGCTTGAAAATTCAGATTTAAATATATTTTGTAATTGTTGTTGCAATGATTTAATAAGTGATATAATTAAAAGAAGTTTCTTTTTTTGTGAAGGTTGTAATGGTTGTGAAGGTTGTTATTGTTGTAATGATTGTGAAGGTTGTAATGGTTGTGAAGGTTATAATGGTTGTGAAGGTTGTTATTGTTGTAATGATGATTAATTTATAGGAATTGCATTTGGAACTTTTCATGATTATAATAAAGATTATTATTACAAAAATGATGATAAATTTAAAAATAATTATTAAAGTATTAAATTATAATTTTTTTAAATAAATAAAAATTGATTTTTTTTTATTATTATAATATGTTATGATTAAATTTATATAATTATAAGATCATTATATTTTATTTATACAAATCAAAAAATACTATCTAATGATTTTTGTAATAAAATATCAGCTTCATTAATATATTGATTAATTTCTTCTAATTTTTCATTCTTTTCATCATTATCATCCATTTTTAAAATTTCATCTTTTTGTTTTGTATAATAATGCATTAAATTCATTATTGAATCATAATCTTGATTTTTAAATTTTAATTCTATCTTAATCTTTTTTTTATGTTCTTTGCGTTTCTCAATAGCCATTATATTCTTTAATCTTTCTTTATCTTTTTTAGTTATTTTTTGTTTATTTCCAAAATCTGTTTTAATATCTTTACTCTTATCTAATAGATTACCAATCTTAAATAGAGGTTCATTTTTTTTATTTCCATTATTTAATAAACTTATATTATTTAATTTATCTCTAATCTTATCTTGAATATATATTTCATTTAAACAATTACTAAAAACAATATATTGTCTTGTTTTAGTTTTAACATTTGCTCTATAAATTCTACCTAATGCTTGAACTAAATCAGTAACACTCCAAGTAGGCATTATAAATGACACTCTTGGATGATTACCATTTAAATCGTGTAATGAAATAGAATTTGAACCACATTTAATATTACAAATAATAATTCTTTCTTTATCATCATTAAAATCTTGAATATTTTTATTCTTTTTTGTTTCATTTATTTCACCATATACTAAACATTTAACATTTAATTGTTTTGATAATTCTAATAATGTATTAGTATAATTAACAAATATAACAACTGAATTTCCATTTTTTACTTCTTTTAATGTTTCTTCTTTAATAGTTGGTATTTTTAATAGTTCATTCTTTTGATTTGTTCTCATATATTCAGTTATTGCTGTATTTTTTTTATTTTCTAAAGCTTTTTTTAATTCTTCATAATTATCATTTATTTCTTTTTGTTCTTTCATTTCAAAACATTTACCTTCAATATGACAATTTGGATATAATTGCTTCATTATATTTTCATCTATCTTACTTGCATACTTTGGATATATAATTTTATGAAAAGCCAACATATAATTATTTGTATCTTTAAGTTTTGACTTTTTAACAATCCAATTATGACCTTCATCATATGTTTCATATAATCTTAATACTAATCCAATTAATATAAAATATATAGGCTGTTCTGCTACTGTTCCACTTAACATTAATATTTTTACATTTTTCTTTGAGAATTCATGTAATATTCTTCCATTATTTGTTGTTATATTTTTACATTTATGAACTTCATCATATATAATAATAACATCATTTGGTATTTTTCTATCATCTATTACATATTCATCATTTTCCATTGTTATAAAATCACAATTTATTTTCTTTTTATTATTATTAAAATAATTTAATCTTTGTAATAATTCATATGATGTTATTCCATAATAATTACAATTAAAAATTTCCATAACATTTAACCAACCCTTCATTACTATTTTAGGACATACTATAAATGGTTTTAAATTTAACATTAAACAACTAACAATCGCACAATAGGTTTTACCTAAACCCATCATACTCGCATCTAACCCCCTACCATTTGATTTAATTATATTAATTAAATTTTTTGTATGGTCTTGTTGATAAGGTATTAATTTATCCATTTTTCTATTATTTATTATTATTTATTTTTTATCAATTTTTATATTATAAAAGAACATATTTTATTTTTTTTCATTATTAAAATATATAAATAAGAACAAATTATTTATTAGGTGGTTAAATTTAGCATTAAAATATGAACATACAAATTAATCCTCAAGAAGTAAAAGAATAAATAATAGACATATAAATCTTATATATAAAAATAAATAAAGAATTAGTCCATATTTTGTATATTTATATCCTTTACAAAATATTTAAATTAAAAAAAATTGAAAAAAAAAGTATTTGATGGCATTATATTATATTTTATTATTACAATATAACTATGAACCCTTTTGAAATTGATATTGACGGTAAATTTGAAGTTTCTATAACTCAAGAAGGAACTAAATATTTTAATGTAAATAATATTAAAATTATTCCAAATACTAATACTAATATTAAATTATTTAAGGATAATCAAATTTACAAAGAATATAATTTTAATGAAGAAATTACTATTAAACAAGAAACGGATCGTAATTATAATTGTAAATTAGTATTAAATAAAGAAGATATTTATATTGGAGGAAGTTTTGCAAATTTTAAATTATTAATTAATGGTAATTGTAAAGTTATTCAAACAATTTCAATAATTTGTGATTGTTGAATAATTTTATAAAAATCCATTACAAAATTTTCTTAATTTAACACACCATTGTTTATCACATATTACAATAATATCTATGAAATCAATAATTTCTTTTCTAATATCTTTTTGTATGTTAAGAATATCATAAATATTAGAACAAAAACCATGTTCTAATTTATTAGTTAAATAATAGTATATAACAATAGACATTGTTATTATTTCCATTTTATAAGATGTTATTTCAATTGTTTCTAATATCATATTTTTTAGATTATTTTTTTCATTAATATTGGTTAATTCTTCAAAATCTAATTCATATTTTTTATAATATTTATTATTAAATTCTTTTCTTATTTGAGTATTAGTAAAGAAAATAATAGTGTCAAATAACTCATTAAAATATATTGTTTTCATATTTTAATGTTTTATAAAATTATTATTAATACAATATAAATATTTTTCAATTTTTATATTGTATTTATAATATCATATAATTTATTTGGAACATTTTTTAATTCATCAAAAAATTTTTTAATATTATTTTTATGTATTTCTTTTTTTTTATTATTTGTATTAAATAATTTATTCCATTCATCCGTTGTTAGATTTAATTTTTCTTTAGGTGGATGAAAACCAAAAGAAGATTTAAGATTTCTATAATTACTATTTTTAAATATCCATTTTAATATTAATGAATTTTCATTAAAGCCTTTCCATAGAAATTTATCATTTTCTTTTCTAAACCAATTAACTAAATAAAAATCTGGAGGGTTCTCTAATTTTTCAATCACATCTATCCAATGTTTAAAATAATCATTTATATCATAACCAATAAATGGTTTCATCGCCATTGGATCAAATCTAATATTTCCAATTACAGCTTCACTATTTGCACTTGTCTGTTCTGATGATAATGAAGCACCATAAAATATACCTTTATAAATATTTTCAGCTTTTGATATTAAAGGAATTGTATCACTTCTTCTACCACCAAACATTATTGCATCTATCTTAACCATTTTCTCATAATCTTTTGATAATATAGGGCAATTAGTTATAGGACATGTATAACGGGCATTTGGATGTGAAGCAGGTAAAATATTTTCTTCTTCTTTCCAATTTAAAAATTTATTTGGTGGTTCTTTTGTTTTATATTCCCACCATACATCTAATTTATTGTCATCATTAAAATAAACAGCACAATTAGTAAATATACAATCTTTTTCTAACATTTTAATAGCATTATTATTTGTTTTTTCATTTGTTCCATTCGCAACACCAAAAAATCCATTTTCTGGATTAAATGCATATAAAGAACCATTTTTAGGATAAATCCAAGCAATATCATCACCAATTGTTTCAAATTTCCATCCTTGTTTTTTAAGTTCTTCATTAGGCTCAATCATAGCTAAATTAGTTTTTCCACAAGAACTTGGAAAAGCACCTAAAATATGTTTAATTTCACCTGTTGGAGATATTATTCTTAGAATTAAACAGTGTTCAGCCAACCATCCTTCATTATAAGCTATTTTACTAGCAATTCTTAAACCAAAACATTTTTTATTTAATAAAGCATTACCTCCATATGATGAACCATATGATATTATGTAAGAAGAATTTAAGTATTTATCAATACCATCAGGAAAGTGTGTAATATATTTTTCATCACAACATCCCCATTTTAAATTTTCTGAATGATTTCCTGATGTATGAATACATGGAATAAATTTATCCATCTTATCTAAAATATTTTGTCCTAACCTACACATTATACTTAAACTTAAACATACATATGGTTGATCTGTAATTTGTATTCCATAGAGTGTATTTTCATTATTTCCCATAGCAAAAGGAACAATATACATAGTTCTATTTTTCATAACATTTTTTAACTTTGAAAATAGAATATTATAAAACATATCATTTGGTTCATGCCAATTATTAGTAATTCCAGAATCACTTTCATTTTTAGAACAAATAAAAGTTCTACTTTCCATTCTTGCTACATCATTAGGATCAGAGAAAACACAATATGAATTTTCTTTTGTTTCTAATTTATATATATTATCTTTCAAAATATCTAATAATTCATCTTTTTCTTCTTTTGTTCCATAAAACCATTTTAAATTTTTATAATTTAGTATAATTTTCCAATATAATATAAAATCGTTTAAATCTTTTTTATAAATAAACATAATATATTTATAAATTAATTAAAAATATTTGTGTTATAAAATTTTAATACATTTATTTTTAATGTTTATAAATAAATTTTGAATTTGTGCAATGATAAATAACTTCATAATTTTTAAAATCATCAATATATTCATAATTTTTATCACATTTAATAGTTTTAAGATTTTTTGGTATTTTTTTTATTTTTAAATAGTAACCAAATAATACTAAATATTCTATTGAATTAGGAAGATTATTTATTTCTTTTTCATAATAATAAATATATATATTTTTAATACTATTTGGCAAATTATCCAAATTTAAATTAGTTTTGTGTATTATTAATTCTTCAATATTATTATGTAAATTATCTATAATATATTGATTATTACAATTATGAAAATTTAAATGTGTAATATTTAATGGAATGACTATTTCTTGATTAAAATTATCTCCAAAAGTTAAATATGTTAAATTTATATTATTTAATAAATCTATTTTTTGATTAAAATTATCTTTAAAAGTTAAATATGTTAAATTCACATTATTTGATAAATCTATTTCTTTATTAAAATCACATTCAAAAAATAAACAAGTTAAATTTATATTATTTGATAAATCTATTTCTTGATTAAAATCTCTTCCAAAAGTTAATTGTGTTAAATTTATATTATTTGATAAATCTATTTCTTGATTGAATTTTTCTCCAAAAGTTAAATGTGTTAAATTAATATTATTTGATAAATCTATTTTATTATTAAAATTGCTTCCAAAAGTTAAATGTGTTAAATTAATATTATTTGATAAATCTATTTTATTATTAAAATCATATCCAAAATTTAAATGTGTTAAATTCATATTATTTGATAAATCTATTTCTTGATTGAATTTTTCTCCAAAAGTTAAATGTGTTAAATTAATATTATTTGATAAATTGATTTTTTGATTAAATTTATTGTTAATATTATAAAGATAATATTCATATTCAGATAAATTATTTGTTTCAATTGCTATTAAAGGGTCATTATAATTACTAAACATAACTTTTTCATACATATCAATAACATCATAATAATCATCTAATAATTCATTAAATTCAAGTTTAAATATTAACCAATCTTTTACAATCAAGTAATTATTTTCCATTTTTATTATTTAATAATTTTTATTATTTAATAATTATTATATATAAATTATATTTAAATAATATTTTCCAATAAATTATGAAATATAAACATCTTATTAATATTATATATTTCATAATTTTCATTATAATCACTCATTATATTATAAGTTATATGTTCTTTAAAATTTTTAATTAAAAATACAATTGATAATAAACAAACAAATGCTAACGTATTCATATTAAACTATTTATTATTTTAAATAAAATTAAAATCAATTTTTATTTAAGATAATTAATGATATTATTATTTATATTTTTACAAATAATATATTCCTTATGGAAAAATAGTTGTATTTAATACTACTAATAATCCGCCATTTTATATAAATAACATACATTATAGAGAAACAATTAATAATATTTTTGCTAAAAAATGGAAAATATAATATATCAACTAATAATTATAAATTATATGATGGTAATCTAAATAATGGAAATCCACATTTAGAAAATATATATATATTAAATCAAATGAATTAAAACTTATATCAACTGGTTATTCATATAATAAATACAAAAATTATATTTATATATTAGCATCTACTTTTAATCCTATTCCAAAAAATAATAAATATTTATATTTAATAAAACATAATGATAATATAATTTATAAAAGTTATGAAAATAATTTAAATTATTTTGAAAAATTAGAAGCATATTCTGGATTAAATTATATTGAATTATATATATATTTAAATAATAAATCCTGTTTATGTCCTTCAATTGATAATAAATATATATCTAATTATCAATTAGTTTTATGGAATGAAACTAATTATAATAATAAAGTAATAATAAATAATTGTAATTAAAAATTTATTAATTTTATAAATATAAAATATGAGTAAAACATTATTTTCGGATGATATTGAAATCTTAATAGATGGGAAAACTTTAATAAATAAATCACATTTTGTAATAAATGAGAAAACTAAATATTGCGTAATTGGTAATAATGGTTGTGGAAAAACAACATTAATAAATTATTTATACAATAGAATTAAGGAATATGAAGATATTTTATTATTAGACCAACATATTGAGATTGAAAATAAAGATATAAGTATTTTAGAATTTATATTGAATGCTAATAGTAAATTATATGAAATATATAATAAATCAAAAGAATTAGAAGAAAAGGAAGAATTAACTGATATAGAAACAAATATGTATAATGAATTTAGTGAATATTTATATGTAAATGAATTTGATAAGTATAAAAATGAAGCATTAAAAATATTAAAAATAGATTAAGTGAGTTTAATATATTAAATAACTTAATTTGGCTTCTTGAACGCCTTATTTATGAATAATAAATAAAAAGGAAGTTGGTATTGACGATTATATTCATATAGTTTAATATACTTTTTCTATCAAGGAGATAATAGATAATTTACCATTGGATAAAACGCCAATTGAATATTTACAAAGTTTAGATAATAAAATAGATAGTGGAAAGTGTAGAGGTATATTAGGTAAATTAGGATTAAGAAAAAATGAAATAAGTGATTATCCTACAATTAAAATAAAAAATTTATCAGGAGGTCAAAAAGCAAGATTATCATTTGCATCATTACAAATTTTGGAACCTCATTTAATTTTATTGGATGAGCCTTCAAATCATTTAGATATTGAGAGTATTGAAGGCTTGATAAATGGTATAAATAATTTCAATGGTGCAATTGTAATTATAACACATGATTTATATTTAATTGAAAACATAAATAATTCAAGTATTTATGAATTAAAAAATAAAAATATAAATAAATTTTATGGTGAATTTAATGATTATTGTGATTATATATTAAATAATTAATATTTATTTATAAAAAATATTTTAAAATTAATTTTATTCATATTTAGTTAAATCAACATGATTATCAGTAATAATTCTTGGTGCAATATTCATTGAAGTTAATTCTTGAAATAATAGTTTTGCACTATAAGGTATTTTAATTTGAGAAATTTTATTTTTATTTCTACAAATATTACATTCAAAAGAATCATTTTTTGTTGGATGAAATTTATTATTTTTTTTATTAGTTCTTTGTGCAAATAAACCACAAATATCACAAACATGAGTTGTATAAATATCTGACATATCAACTAATCTTTCTTTTAAGAAATATGAATTACCATGAGCTATTAAAGCATCTCTTTCCATTTCTCCTAAACGACCACCACCACCTTTACTTCTACCTTCTAAAGGTTGTCTTGTTTCCGGTTTAGAAGCTCCATTAGATCTTGAATAAACTTTTTCATCAACTAAATGTTTTAATCTTAAATAATAATTAATTCCAACAGTTAATGGTTTAACAATTTTTCTTCCACTAAAACCATCATAAAATGTTTCAGTTGAATCACCATTATAACCCAATTCTTCCAAAACTTCCATAATATCTTTTTCAAAATCAATATTGTTAAATGGTGTTCCATCTATTTTAATTCCTTTAATTGCTCCAATTTTTCCAAGAGCATTTTCTAATAATTGGGCGAATGATCTTCTTGTTGGATAAGCGTGAGGGTTCATTATAACATCTGGGATAATACCATCTTCAGTAAAAGGCATCTTAGAAGCATGTAAAACAAGACCAATAGTTCCCTTCTGGCCACTGCGACTATTGCCACACCAGACCATTTTACTTCTTCTTTGTATTAAAATAATACCATCATTTTTTGAATCATCATCATACATTTTACAACAATAGACATTTCCTTTGAAATCAATTAATTCATCTTGTCTATTTGTTCCATCTTTTTTCATATTTTTATTAACAATTGGATTATTTTGTGTTTCAACTATTGTTACACGATATGATAATTCATTAGAAGTAATTGTTTTCCCCTTACCTCTTCCTGTTTTAATAATATGAGAATGACCTTCTTTATTTCTTGTCATATATGTTGAACCATATCCAGCATGCAGACATAATTGTTGAAAATCTTTAACTAATTGAAATGAAGATGTATCATATCTTCTTGTTTCATTTTTTCTAATATTATCATTATAATCTATTGGATTGTTATTATTATTATAAATAACACCAGAAGAATTATATTTAGCATTCTTATCTGTAGCAATAATATGACCATCTCCTAACATCATTCCATGAATTAATAATTTACATTGTTTCATTGTTAAATATTTAGTCCAATCAGGTAAAAATTTATGTAAAGCATTTTTCATATCATTTGATTTTAAATAATTTCCTAAAAATTTATCATGCATAGACCATAAATTATCATCATATGCTTTTTGTCTTTCTGTTTTATTATTATATTTAAAGTCCATTTTATTTAATAATGGATGTAATATTTCTTTAACTCTTGGTTTATCTGTAGCAAAAGTAGTTGTATAACTTTCATATTTTTTATCTTTATAAACAGTTCCTTCAGCAATCCAAATACCAAATACAATACACCAAGCATTTAAATCAACAGTTTTTTGTTCATTTTTATAATTAAATATAAATTCAATTGGTTCATTATTATCATTGTATTTAAACATTGAATTTTGTTGATTTAAAATATATTTATCAGCATTATTTTTATATTTTCTTCTTTTTCCATAAATATCTTCAGCTAATTCCATTTTATAATTATTTCCTTGTCTATCACCTACATACATTCTATGATTTGGTGTTACACGAAGACTAACTTTATTAGTATTCACTTCATACATTTTACCGTGAATTTCACTATCATATTCATAACTCATAACTTCTTTAGGTTCTCTATAAATAATTTCATTATCATTTTCTAAACAAGCTATTTTATCTTGCATAGTAATTTCAGTAATATTTTTCCAACCATCAAATGTCATAACTTCATGATCGCTACTATAACAGCAGTTTCCAGTCCAAACATATTTATTATTTTGTTTAACCATAAAAACATGACTTGATATTTCAAGACATCCTACTAATCCATTAAAATCATACATACTTTCATCATTTGGATTTATATAGACTTCATTATTTTCATCACTTAATAATTGTATAATATTTGTATTATTTCTAATATCATAATAAGTATCTGATACTAAACCAGAATGAATACATATCATAGTAATATCATTAATTAATTCTTGAGATTGTGTAAAAATTTTATTTGTATTGTAAAATAAATTTTCAATAAATATTTTAGATTGAATTGAATTCAATTTAATTACATCTTTAGGGATTAATTTATTTCCCATATTATCAGTAATTTCATTAAATAATTCATATAATGTTTCATTATAAATTTTAAAATTTTCACTATTTCTAAATTTTGATTTATTATAATTTTTAATTGTTAATTTTAATAATTTTAAAACTTCTTTGAAATATTCAATTATTTTATCATCATTGAAATTAAAATTAATAATTCCCTTATCACCAACATTACCATAATTAATATATAATGCTAATAATTTTAAATAATTATTGTAATTAATATCTACTTTATTTCTTGTAATAATTTTAACTTCATCATAATCAAATAAAGCATCTTTTCTCATATTATACTTAGAACCAAAAGCTTTTGATGAATCAACTAATTCATAATTATCCTTATTCTCTTTTCTAATATATAGTTTATGATCTAATGTTATTTCTAAATCAACATAATCATTTTTAATTTTATGCATTTTTCCATTATATGGTATAATATAAATACCTTTTGGTTTTTCATATATAATTTTTCCATTATCTAATGAAGCAATATAATCATTCATAGTTAAATCTTTTAATTTAACCCAACCATTAATTGTTAATACATCAGTTTTTTCAATATCTAAACAAAATTTATCACCAATTTTTGGTGTTTTTTCAATTCTACCTCTAATTGCTATCATATTATAATCTTCATCATTTTTAATTCCATGATAAACTTTATCTATAATCATTGGAGAATTTCCTTTATAAATTTCAGAATTATCTTTTAATGTTTTATTATTTTCTTCATCTTGATTTTTAATTGGAGTAACTTGTCCTATAATAGCTTCATTTTTATAAATTACCGTTTCTTCTTTAGGAAAACCCTTTGGAGTTAATTTATCATATGAATTATATCTAACAGTATTTAATAATTTTGATTTATCAGGTATTCCAAAATAATTATTCTCAGCTGTTGTTAAATCTTTTTTAATACTTTTATAAAATTTTTTTAATACATCAGCTCGAAATAAACCTCTATTCAATGATGTTTCATTAAAAACTAATGAATCATCTTGATTAGAACCAGTATAACAATCAATTAATAAAATAATATTTTCACCTGCTGGTAATATATCTGTTTTAACATATTTATCTATTTTTGTATATACTAATGGATTTTGTGTATAATATAATATATATGAAATATCCAATCTATTTTTCCAATTAGAAGCATAAATACCCATCGCTTGTTTCGCTTGAGCGTAATACATCAAATTTCTTGTACACATATTATGATTCGCAAATATTGTTCTACTTGAAATAATACCCATTGTAAAAACAGGATTAATCTCACAATATGTATAATTTAAAATACAAGAATCATCATAATTATTTAATACTGGTTCATTACTATCTTTATATACATTTTTTTCTCTGTTTTTCATTTCAATTAATTTATTTTCATTAGAAGCAATCAATGTAAATATTTGTTCTTCAACATCTACAATTGAAATTGCTTCAGGATATTTTGATAATAATAAATTCCATTTATTTGTGTTTTTTTGAACTTTTGAATTTAAAATATCATCTATCATTTTATCATTTAATATTAATTTATTATCTTTTACATTTAATAATGGTCTATATAATCTACCAGTATCACTATAAAATTTAATTTCATTATTTTTTATATCATATGATATTCCATTTGTTTGATCTATAATATTATTTTGCTTTAATAATTTTATTTCATTATAAAATTCAGTAGGCTTTTTAGTAAAACCAATCCAATTTCCATTTAAAAATATTTTACAACTTATTAATAAATCAAATGATGAAATATAATCAAAATGAATAAATAATTCATTATTTATAATTTCTTTATATAATAATATAGTTTGATTTTTATCCTCTACTGTAATTGAACTAGTTAATGACAAATGTTTGGTATATCCAATTTTAGCATGTTCTGGTGTTTCAGTTGTGCTTATAAATCCTGTTTGACTTGGATGAAACATTCTTGGTTGAACCAATGTTTGCATAGAACCATCACTTGTTGCTGATTTAATACATCTCAAATATACTAATGTTTGAATTAACGATAATCTTGGCAAAACCATTGCTAAATTTTTTTGATTTATATCATCATTAACTCCATTTGATAATGCTTTTTTTAAAGAACTAAGAACCGGTTTTGTTTCTATTGTATTAATAACATTAACATTTTCATTACTTGTTTGCATTCTTTTTTTATATGATTTATTTGTATTATTCAACATCTTTTTATGATTTTTAATTGCTATATCTAAAATAGTATCTCCAGGCATTGTTATTCTTTTATTTATAAAAGAATCACGATCATCCAGTTCTGTTCTACCCAAATAACAATTTAATAATTTATTAATCATATAACAAACATAAATACCTTTTGCTTTTTGTATATCATTATATTCAAAATTATTAATATGTGGTATAAATGATTTTATTAATAACATTTTTAAATGTTCTTTTTTTACTAAATATTCATTTTCTTTATTTTCTTTAATTAAATCATTATATTTAATACTAACTTTTACCTTTTGTATTAAATAATTTAATGCATCATCCTGACTTAAAATTAATGTTTCACCTTCAGTTTTTGATATATTAATAATTATTTCTAATAATTTTATCATTTCATTATCATTTGAATTATATGTTATATAATCTACAACTTCTTTATCTTTTACTAATCCTAAAGCTTTTAATATTATAAATATTGATACTTCATGAAATAATGGAACTTTTACCACCATTGAATAATCCTTTTTTAAAATAATTTGTGTTTTTTGCATCATTGAATTTAAATCATTTGGACTTGAATGAATTTGAACTCTATATATATTTACTGCATTTACACCTGTTCCATCTTTTGACATAAACACTAATGGTTTATTATCTACCTGTTTTTCAATACTTAACATTAATTTTTCACCTCCATTAACAATAAAATATCCACCTGGATCAATAATACATTCATTCTCATCTTTTTGAATTTTATTAGAACAAGTATTTGAATTTACCATATTTGGTATTTCCATAACTGTTACATCCTTTGATGTTTCACCCACCGCTTCATTTGATATAATTTTATCAGTGCTTAAACTATAAGTTTCTTTATATTGCGTAACATCCGCAATAAAAGTAATTATATATGTAATATTTCTTATTTTTGCTTCTGTTGGCATTAATAAATCTTTACCATTCTTTTTCATTGCCGGTCTAATTCTAATGTTTTTTATACTAAAATAATTTCTTTCAATCAAATTACCATTCTTATTTTCACTAAACACATTTTTATTATTTTCTAAATAATTAATTAATTTAATTACACAACTATTAAATGATTCAATATTGTGCTTATATAATATATTATTCTCTTTAAACCGTTCATCCATTAAATCAAATATTTTTTTTTTTGAAAGCATTTCTAAAGTATTATTACTCATAAGCTTTATAATATACAATTATATTTATTATTATATTATTATTTTAATCTTATTTCAATTTTTTTATTTAATATAAAAATTAATTAAAAAATATTTATGATAAATAATCCTCTAATTTATCATCCTTAATTTCTTCTATTTTAACCTCTTTAAATCCTTTTACTTTATCATTTTTATTTGTTTGTAAAATATCATCATTCATTTTATTCATTAAATTAACCATATCTAGCATCATTTTATTATTAACCAATAGGTCATTTATTTCAGTTTCTGTATCAACATTATTATTATTTAAATTAATAAATGATAAATTATTATCAATATTATTTTTTTTGATAGTTTCTAAATTATTAACATCATTATTTATATCGTTTATCATATCTTTCATTTGATTTAACATATTATTTTTTAATTCATCATTATGATGATTATTATAATCAAAATCAATTAATTTTGAAAATATAAAATTAAATATATTATCATAATAATAAAACAATGAATTATTAATAATATATTCATTTAAATTACAAATGCTATTTTTAATTTTTTCTCTATATTTAATATTTTCTAATTTAACAAAATTATCTAATGTTTTAAAATCTGTATTCAATAAAATAGAAGATAGTATTAATATTAAACTAATAAATAAATATTGAAAATTAATTGAAATATATAACATAAATAATAAAATTAAATATAATACACTTTTTATAATATTAATTTCAGAGGAATTATAACTTATATATTTTCTATATAAATATAAATATATTGTAAAAGTAAATAAATTATATAATAATTTGAAAAACATAATAAATTTCAATTAATATTTAATTTTTAATTAAAAATAAAATAATAAGAAAAATTGAATTTAATATCATATATCACAATTATTATAATATTTTCATCTATAATGGAACTTGATAATAATTTTGAAAATATTAGTAATGAAGAATTAGAATTATTGGATGAAATATATGGTGATGATAATAATAATATTATAACTGAACAGTGCTGTATTGAATGTAATAATTACAATTTATTAACAGACACAAATAATGGCTATATTATGTGTTCTTTGTGCAATTCAATAATATCAAGAATTATTGACACAAGTGTTTCATTTATTGACAATAATTATGGAAATAATAATAATATTCAAGGAACAATATTAGTTAATAAACAATTACCTGAAACATCAACATTAAACTTATCTAAAGGTAATTATTCTAAAAATATTCAAAGATTAATGCGTTGGACTGCTATTAGGTACATAGAAAATAAAAGAAGACAATTTTATGAATATATACAAAAAATATGCATTAAATATAATTTTAGCAAAATGGTTGAAGAAACTACCAAAATTATTTATAATCAAGTATATGATACAAAAAATGATGGAATAAAAAATTCTATTTTTAGAGGCGACAATTATAAAAGTTTAATAGCTAATTTCTTTTTAATATCTTGTAAGCATAATAGAGTGGTTATAACCGCGAAATCCGTTTCATCAATGTTTGATATTAAAAAAACTGATATGAAAAGAGGATATAAAAGATACAAAGAACTTTCTAAAGAAAAAAATTTTAATTTAAATACAATACCTTTTACAACTGAAGAATTTTTAATTGATTATTTTGAAAAGCTTAATATAAGTGAGAGAATATTAGAATATGCTAAACATATTTCAAGAAATGTAATTAAAATAAAAATAGCAAAATCACATAATCCCGAATCCGTAGCTATTGGAATATTATTTTTGGTTTTAACAATTAAAAAAATTAATATACCAAAAAAAACAATATCCAAAAAATTTAATGTTTCACAAGTCACTATTTCAAAAACTTTTAAAAAAATTAAACCATTTAGTAATATATTACTTAAAAATAATTTATGTGATATATTAGAAAAAAAAATAACTGATTACGAAGAAAATTTAGATAATGATATTACTTATATTTATAATTGTTTAAAATTTAATGTTCCAATTAAAAAAATTAATACTGACGATATTCAAGATAAATTTAATAAATTAAATGAAATAATGACATTACAAAGATTTGAAATAATTAATAGAATTATAATTTTACAAAATAAAATTATTAAAGTTAATATTAATCATACATTATTAAAATATAAATCTATTAAATTTTAAATATTTTTTTATTCTCAAAAACTCAAAATTCTCAAACTCAAATTTTCTAAAACTCAAATTCCAAAATTTTTTTCAATTTTTTAAAAAAAATATATTTATTTTTCATCTAAAAATTCATCAACATCAAAAGTATTAATACTAAATTTTCTTCTAATTTCATTAAATTCTTCTTTTTCAGTTTCAAAAAGTTCTTTTTCCTTTAATAATTCATCTTTCATTAATTTAATTTTATCTTTAGCAATTAATAAATTATTTTTCATTTCATAAAAACTTTTTTTATCTTCTTCATAAGATTTATTTTTATCATCAAGTTTTTTATAATAATTTATATTTTTATTTTGTTCTTTAATTAAATTATTTAATTCTTCTTTCTTATTTTTTAATTCTTCTTTTATATTATTTATTTTATTATATTCATCTTCACATATTTTTTCAAATTCCAAAGAATGAGGATATAAAAGTTTATTATTTTCTCTTATTAACTGAAGCAATCTTTCTTGAGTTGGAACTTCAATTAAAAGTTTTATATGATATAAATTTTTAATATTCATATAAAACCTATAATTATAATCATTCAAATATCTATTATAACTTATGATACAATCTTCAAAAATCATATATCCAGTAGATGAATTGCATTGTTGATTAGGAATAATTAATTTATAATATAGTTCTTTTTTTTGTTTAAAGATTTGTTTTTTATTTAATTCATCAAAAACATTAATATTTTCACTTAATGAATTATTAAAAATTTTTTTAATATCTATTTCTTCTTTACTATAAAATTTATTAATATTTTCATTTTAATTCATTAAATTTTATATTTAAAAAATTTTCAATATCACTTGAAAACCCATTTCCTTCTTCAGTTAATAATTTTGAAATAATAACACTATTTGAAGTCATTTTAAATAACTTATTTTATTATTTAATATATTTATTATTTTTTTCAATTTTTTTAATAATAAATAACTTCATAATCTTTAAAATCATTAATATATTTATAATTTGTATTACATTTAACAGTTTTAAGATTTTTAGGTATTTTTTTTATTTTTAAATTATAATTTTCTAATTCTAAATGTTCAATTGAATTTGGAAAATTATTTAATTTTTTTTCATAATATTTAATATATATTTTTTTAATACTATTAGGTAAATTATCTAAATTTAAATTACTTTTATATATTATTAATTCTTCAATATTATTATGTAAATTATCTATTATATATTGATTACTACAATTATTCATATTTATATTTTTAACATTTAATGGAATATTTATTTCTTGATTAAACCACTTTCCAAAAGTTAAATGTGTTAAATTAATATTATTTGATAAATCTATTTCTTTATTAAAACACCATCCAAAAGTTAAATTTGTTAAATTAATATTATTTGATAAATCTATTTTTTGATTAAAATCATTTCCAAAAGTTAAATGTGTTAAATTAATATTATTTGATAAATCTATTTCTTGATTAAACCAACATCCAAAAGTTAAATATGTTAAATTAATATTATTTGATAAATTAATTTTTTTATTAAAATAATATCCAAAAATTAAATGTGTTAAATCAATATTATTTGATAAATATATTTCTTTATTAAAATAACTACTATTTAAATTTTTTATATATTTATATTTAAATTCATTATTTGTTTCAATTGCTATTAAAGGTTCATCATAATTGCTAAATATTATTTTATCATATTTATTAATAAAATCATAATAATCTGTTAATCCTTCATTAAAAGACGGTTTAAATATTAACCAATCTTCTATAATCCAGTAATTATTTTTCATTTTTTATTATTTAATATATATAAATTTTCAATTTTTTTAATAATAAATAACTTCATAATCTTTAAAATCATTAATATATTTATAATTTTT